GAGATATATCCTGGGTTATATGATGGGAGGTGGGAGGATTGGCCGAGGATGATGTTACATATAAAGGAGGGGAGGATAATGGATAGTTATAAATGTAAGAGGAATGAATGCGGTATGAGAATACCTAATTAAATAATTAAGAAACAATGAAGATCCTGGTGACAGGGTGGTCAAAGTGGTGAGTTGCGATATGTTAAGGGCTGAGTTTTTGATTAATTGTGGCTGGGCGGCAAAATTTGAAACGGATTGCAAGTGCTCGACGGGCAATTGGTGCTCGGATACTAAGGAATTTACCGGAATATCGGTTTGAAGGTGATGAGCGGACGCCTGTAACCCTTGCACGGATGAAAGTGAAGGAGATGGGTATTGTTTCGCCGGCAATGATTTACATCAAGAGGAATGAATTTACAACTGATAGGTTTTATCTATCAAGAAATGGGATGTTTGGAGCGGATTATGTGGAATTTAATTACTTTAACTTTATGGAATTAAGGGAAATGTTCCACCGTATGGTAAAGGAGGGAATATTATCGAGTGATTTAGCAAATATTGAGCTTTTGGGGCCTGGATTTGAGTATGAAAGGTATAACTATGAATTTAGTTTTATATAAATTGTTACAAATCTTCTCTTTGGGCGGTAATATAGCCAATGATAATGCCAGAAACAAAGATGATCATGGTGTAAAGGGCACTTGATGTCAGTGTAATGAGTTCCTTATAGCTCATTGATCAAAAAAGTGTAACACTTTAAACAATATACATTTATGAGATACCAATAAAAGGTAGCATATTGTACGTTCATCCCCATTGGGACGGAAGTAAGCCGACGCGGAACGGATCGTTCATTCGCTATTTGCAAATAGTGAACGCAAACGCCGACCGAAGGAACGCTCTTTAACCATCGTTAAGGAGACTCTGTCATGTCGATTGCGACATATCGCGGTGTCAAATATGACACTGATATTCCTAAAGAGGAATATGTAAAATGGTGGAATAAGGTCCATCACGATGCTTCCAGGCATCTTGTGTACCGTGGACTGGACTATCGTCCGGTTCAGACACTACAACAGCAGTAATGCCATTGTTAAAACGCTGGGAGAGGCCCTCAGAGGGCCCTAGACGAAACGATAAGAGTCGACAGGCATCAGCACGTCTAAGGCAGATTAGGAAGGCCACTAAGGCCCAAATGAAGCGGCTCCAGGAACGGAGCCGTTTTTCTTTAATAGGGAAAGCCTCGGAGTCGAACCGGGCTCTTCTTGGCTATGTGCCAAGCGCTAGCCGAGCTTCCCAAAACATGATACCAATATTTGATACCGTCGGCAATCTAGCCTAGGGTTTTTAATGGCATGGTTAGTCCTCTTCTTCCATATGCCAATGCCTTGGTAAAAACTATGACGCAGGGTACTGTGTCTGTTGTCAATGGCAGACCCACCGTATCTGCGGGAACAGTATATGTTGTCAAATGTTATATCAAGAGACAACAGTACAGTGGTGTTACATCGGGGTCAAAGAGGTTACCGCTTGAATCGCAACTTGAAGGGCGGATGTTGCCTGGTGTCAGCGGTGACCAGTTTTACTATCGTGGCTATGCCTTGCAGAAGTTTGTATTACCTAATAATGTAAATTGGCTTGGCGATCTTTCTTCTTATACCTTCACTAATATTACTTCGCAAGAGGCTTTTTTACTGCCTGGCAAGGAGGTTGAGTTCAAGTTTGGCAACGATGCTGCGATGAAGGCTGTGATTCAACGTTCTAGCGGTGTTTTTGGTGGTGATGGTATTGATGAGATTATCTACCCTGGCATTGGTGGAGTTGAGATTCAATTAACAGGCTCTGAGGCTCAGAACTAATGGCTAAATCTTTTAAGATAACAGGTCTTGATAAATTAGATTTAGTTGTTAGAGCCGTAAATAACTTCGACAAGGGCAAAACAAGTGCCAAGGGTTTGATTGCAATTACAACAGACACCGATTTAAGGGATATCGATAAATTAAAAGCACGCTTTCCGGAGGCACTTGAAAATGCCCATAGAAAGACATTGGTATTTGTTGCGGAAGAACTTGAAATTGCACTTGGCTTGGCGATGGAAACTAATGCATGGAACTGGGAGTATGGTGATGGCAATATTGTTGATACTGGCGCTTTACGTGATTCCGTGTCAATTGGCATAACAGGTGATCGCATCAATGTTTCTTACGGCGAGGAATATGCTGCGATTGTTTATTATGGTGGCTATATCCATCCATATGGCAATCCACGGGTTCAAATCTATATGCCCGGTAGACCATGGATAGCGGCTGTCCTTAATGGTGGTGGACCTGTAGAGCAGTTTGATATCAGGCGAGTTTATATGCAGCATTTTGAAGGCTTCATGAAAGCAGAGTTAAGTGCGATAGACGCCATTTAGGCATACTATGCCGCTTGATTCACTAATATGGCCGTCCTTCCGTTTGTTGTCCAGCCCAAGAAAAACAGTGAAATTCTTAAGATTGGTAATAACGAGATCGGCGTGGTTGAGATCGAGCGGAAGGGCTACTTGAGTGTTGCTGAGAAGGCATTCGTTGATAGTGTTATGCAAGGCTCTGATGGCATTGCTCATATGGTATTTTTAGCTAATCGGATTTCCAAGGAGAAAAAGACCTCCCCAGAGAAAGCCTATATGGCTATTACAGAAGTCATGCAGGGTAAGGTGGAAGACAAACTTTGCGACATGATTTCAAATGAATATGGCGAAGAGATTGCCAGCGTGACATCTAAAATGACGGAATCATTGCAACGTCGGGCAATCGCCGCGACAACTGTTTTAATTCAAACTAGAGTTAATAGTGACTGGACGATTGAAGATACATTAAAACTAGATCCTGAGTTTTTAAATCAGTTTGGAGCTTTGTATGACCGAGAAGAGCAACGAGAACCAGTTACTGCAGAATCCAAAGAGAAGGAAGCGGCCGAAGTGGTGGGAAAGTAAATAGTGGGGAATGGGGTAAGCTCATTCCCTTTGAAGATATTTTCTGGGATTTAAAATTTATATTCAAGGGAGACAGGGAGTTTTCTTTTAGAAACTATAGTTCATTGCCTTATCAATATGTCTTGCTGGCGTATGAGCACGGATTAAAGCAGCAACACAAGGATTACCACTTTTTAGAAGGACCAACATCATTGCTGACATCGGTGTTCTCAAATGCTAATCGAGATCCAAAGAAGAAGAGAGAACCGTATAAAATGGAGGATTTCTTCCTATATCAAAGTTTGGAAGATCGCAATATTCCATCATCCATCTTTGGCTCGGCAGCCATGGAACTCATCAAGAATAAGGAATTTCCCCAATGGGCATTGTTTGCATTCAAGGCCCTCAAGGAAGCATCTAACGGCCATCCACCAGAAGTGTTGGCCTATATCGGTGAAGATGCCATGGTCCTTGGACCAGTCATCGATGGCAAAGAGCTCAAGGGAATGTTTATCGGTAAGGAGTCATCATATGGAAAGGAAAGAATCCTCGCCTCACCCTGCGGTATGCAACTAAAGGTTATTATCCCTCGTCTTCAAGGCAAGGTATATGCAGAAGAAAACATTGCCATGCACATTATTCGATAGAGTATATACTTATATCATAAACATCTTGACTGTTGGGCAGATTGTCCGTTTTGTCAATAAGGCCAGGAGATTCGTCCACCACTAATCCCTCTTCTATCCAAGCTTGGATGCGCCTTACGGATCTTTCGCTGTAAAAAGATTGACGGGAATACCACTGCAGCCAGTCTTCACTTCCTTTTGAGTGATTGCAATGTTTGCACGCGGGTACACAATTCCTAGTTTTATCTTCACCGCCTTTTGCCTTCGGGCGAACATGATCAACCGTTAGGCTCTTATCATCAATAGGGGGTTGGCCGCAGTAAGCGCAGCAATTACTCCAAGCCTCCTTGATAGACTGACGCCACAAGTGCTTGGCTTCTTTTCGTGTCATGGCCTCAAGATTGTAAAGGTAATCGCGAACCCGCTCTCGGGTGAAATTAGCCTTGACAATCATTGAGCTTTTATGGTGACAATCTCGCAGATGATGTGAGCATGTGGGCTTCTCATAAAGCGCTTCTGCGGTTGTCTGTTCTATTGTTCCTTGCGATGGGCAGACTAAGGCACTGATTATTGGTATAGTGTCGCAGACATTCGCTACGACTCCAGAGATTATTTATAATGTCTTGGCGAATGATACAACATTCTCCAATCAGCTAGGTACTTATACTTTTAAGGGTGGAAGTACGTCTGATTCAATTGCGATTTTAACGCCAGGCCAGACCCTTCCTTTGATTGATTCACAGGTTGGCCTTGAATGTATTATTCATGATGCTGGTGATATTCGCAGACGTGATTTTGTCAATGATACATCAAATCTATTGGTGACATGGAAAGTATTTTTAATTGTTTGGGATCCGGCAACCGGGACTCAGCTCAATGCAGCCGCCAAACGTGCAATGGAATTGTTCAGGGGTTCGACATCTGTCGAAACCTTGGCGACAGCGCAGGGTCTTCGAGCTCGGGTGCAAACTATGATTTTGATTCCAGAAGATGGTGGCCTAACGCAAGAGGCTGTAGATATTCTGGATTCTTTATAAATGCGCAATCAGTAGTATTCCAGACATAGGAACACTACGTTAGTGGGGTGAATCCCCCCGATTTTGCTTCGTTTTCCGGCATTCCGGTAATTCACCCATGGCAAATTACTCCGCAGCCTTTGGCTACGACGTTTATATCCTTCCGCTGTTTTCCAGCGAAGTTGACGTTGCATTCACAGGTGTTAGTACAGCTACAGGCACCAGCGCTACTACTGCCTTCCTCAAGACTGACACCACCACCGCTGGCGATGGCCTGAACATCGCTGCCAGTAACTCGACTATTGCTTATAACAGCACAACTGGTATTTTTACCGTTGAGTCGACTGCTTATAACATGGATGGCGCTGACAAGCCGCTGCGCCTTTACGGTCTGACCAACGCCGCTTTGGAGACTGACACCAATAGCGAAGATGTGGTGACCTATGACGACGAAACCCGTGGTTTCAATGTCTCGGTGCCAACCTCCAAGTCCTATACCATCACCCTTGAGGGTGTGGCTGACTTCCGCGATGCTGGCTATCAGGTGCTGCGTCTTACAGAACAAAACACTGTGGCCAATAGCCTGCGCGTGAAGTTCGTCCGTGTTGGTCCCACCGGTACCGACGAAACCATTTACGGTTACGGCACTCTGAGCGGCTACAGCGAGTCTGTGGAAGCTGGTTCGATTGTGTCCTGGTCTGCTGAATTGGTGGGCTATGGTCCTTATAAGCTGGCCATTGATGCCAACCCCTGATCGTTAACTGA